TTCCCGGCCCGGTTAAATTGCCAGCTTGCGGTATGAGTTCCATCTTCGGCGGTGTGGCCGATCTGGTAAAATTGCCCGCCCCGGGCAATATACATCCCGTTGTAGAACGTTCCGGCTGACACTCCGGCGTAGAAATATCGGTAGTTCAGGCATGGTGCGAATGTACCTTCGTTTTTAACATCCGCGTTAAATGCCACAGGAGCCGTATTCCAGTATTGATGAACCCCGGCATATCCAGCAAACGGGACCGAGTCGTAGGTAATGCCCGCACCTGATGAACCAGAATCGAATCGGTAACGGGATGTCAGCCCGGAAGCCCCGGCCAACGAGAGGCCTCCCAGGTTCTTCAGCCCTTCCGCAGCTGTCGTGGCCCCCGTACCGCCGGAGTTAACAGCCGCTGCCCCATTAGCCCCTTTCTGAACCAGCGACTTTTGCGCAGGTACTGTAACTGGTGTGCCGTTGATGGTGATCGTCACATTTCCGGTGCCGGTCATCACGTCAGCGAACCCGCTCATGTAACGCTGATACATGCCGAAAGTCTCGGCAATGTCCTGCGCCAGACCGTCCACGCTCAGACTGTCGCTCAGCATAATGGCATAACGTGTACCTGCCGGGATGACCGGGTTAAGCGCAGGCGTTACGGCCAGCTGCGTGGCACTGTTGACCGCCGTGATCTGAAAGACCTGTACCGGGCTGGTCATCACAATGACTGTACAGCCGTTGCGGATCAGGCTGCCTGCCGCTGCGAAATTGGTTCCTGTGCCGGTGAGCGTGCTGCCGCTGCCGGCGATCGTGCCAGTGGTGTAAATCATGTTTTCTCCGGGCAATAAAAAACCCGCTCGCGGCGGGTTCTGTGGGAAATGTAGGTTGCTGTCAGTCGTAGTTAGCAAGGTTCAGCGCGTAAACGCTGTTTTTCATATTGTGGTAGACGAGGTTAGAGACACCGCTTCCGGCGCTGCCTCCGGTCAGTGCCTGCCCTATCTGCGTGGTACCGCCATTAAAAACAGCAGAAAAGAAATACTGTGAGGACCAGGGCCGCGTTCCGCCATCGGTGATAACGCCTGTGGCCATGCCGGACATCGCCGGAACGATGCCAAATTTTCCCGCCAACGAGGTGTTAATCGAGAAGCCCGCGCTGTCGCTGCCGTTGGTGCCGATTGCCTGAACATCAGTTAATACCCTGGTTTCGTTTGTCAGGATGCAGGTGCCCTGTTCGTCCCAGATAGCTATCCCCCATGCGGGTAGCGTCTGTGCAAAAATCGTGAAGAAGTACACGTACGCCGTACCGTTTCCGGCTGCATTTTTGAAGGTCACGGTACAGGTATTCCCGCTGACGGTATAGCTGGTCGTGCAGCTGACGGTTGTGTACACAAACGGGATAACAGGCCTGCCAGCAGGAAACGACTCTGAAATGGTTGTGACCGCACCGGCAGAGCCGGATATGCCCGCGCTTTTTTTGCTGTACATCGCCAGCGGTATCGACTGCGGCGTGATAAACGGTGCGCCGTTCTCAGTTACCAGTAGTGCTCCCCAGTCCATTAAGCTGCCCTCAGATAAGCAATAATGAAGCCGTTAATCGCCGGATAGGTACCGGCACCGAAGTTATTCTCTGCCGCCGCACCCAGGCTTATAGTGCCTCCTGACACGGTGATGGTGCGGCGCGCCGTAGTGTAACTGTCGCTGGCGGTAACCTGCAGGAACTCCATACGAAACCCGGCCGGTACCGTGTAGCTCGCCGCGCCTGACTGCTGCCCGGCGGCGACCGCGAAATAACCCACAACACTGATCGGCACCAGGCCGTAGTTATTCGGATTACCGTTGGCATCCCACGTCTGGATCCCCCATGCCATCAGAATACCCCCGTAATTTGGCCGATCTGCACCCGTAAGCGGTTTGCGTCCCTGATGCTGATGGTGGTATTCGTCTGTTTCATCCCGCCAGCTCCGTCACTGCCATAATTCTGCATGGTCCCGTCTTTACCCCAGCGCCAGCCAGCCACGCCTGCAACATAATTGTTAGACTGCAGCGAGTCGGTAATTTTACCGAACTGAATGCTGGCATCCCTGAAGAAACCATCATTGATGAATGTTTGCCCATTCTGGATGACAAACGGCAGCGTTACCGCGCCACCAGCCTGACTCATCACCGCAAACCGGTCGGCGAGGAATATCACCTGCGACTGCATCCCTGCAGGTGTGTTCTGTACACCCAGCCCCATCCCGGCGGCATACCTCACGCCGTTCGCATCTACTCCCACCTTTATGCTGAGCATCGCATTCAGATTGTTGTTGATATCGGCAGTCGCCAGGGCATTAGTGGTTACAGCTGCGCTTACACCCCCAATCGAGGCCGTCAGGGAAGTGATCTGCGATGCCGTGGACTGCCGGTAATCAGCGAACGTCTGGCTGACGCTGTTGATTGAGGCAACCGCGCCATCAACCCGGGAGGATATCTGCACCAGTGACTGTGCAGTGGCTTCCCTGTCACTGGCCGCTACCGTGTCGATGCGGTCAATCTGGGCGCTGTTGGCTGCATTTACCGCCGTCAGGGTCCGCCGGGCGCTGACCTGCGCCAGGGTATTCTGAATCAGCGCGATCGCCGTGTTCTGCACGCCGCCGCTCGCCTCAGACGTCTGGCCCGTCAGCTCATCGAACCGGGATGCCGTGGCGCTGTCCAGCGCCGTGACCACCTGATCGAGATCGGTGATCGCCGCGGTGTTTTTCGCAACTTCCTCAGTAGCAGCGCCAGCCGCATCAGCTGCCGCATCGGCTTTATCAGCGGCTGTTTTCGTAGCTGCCGTCAGCTGGGTAACCGCCGTGGCCCGCGCGTCCGTCTCACTGGCCAGCGCCTGGCGCACTTCCGTAATGCCCGCCGCGTTCTCCTCCGTTGACGCCTCAAGGCGAGTAACGTCGGTAACCCGTGCCTCCGTCTCAGTGGCGATCACCTCGCGCAGCTGCTCGAACTGCGCGGAGTTCTCGCCGTTCTGAACCGACTGCCGGAACGTCACTTCCGCAATGGCCAGAGCGTTTTTAATGACGCCCTCGGCGGTTTCCCGGGTTGCGCCGACTGCAGCCGCCAGCTGATCAGCGTTTTCGGCAATGGTAGCAGCCAGTTCGGCCACCGTCTGACTGGTCTCCACAGCGTTTTCGATCAGGTCCTGGAAAACAGCCGTGTCCTTCATCTGCTCCAGAATGTCAGCCGCGATTGCGCTGACATCGATGGAAGATGTGCCCATTACCCAGTCCGTCCAGTCCCCAGCATTACCAATACGATCCACCAGCCGCGCACGGTACCATTGCCGTACTCCAGCAGGCATCGGCCCGTGCTGGTAGCTGGTAGCCGGATAAGGAACGGTGGCCAGCACCAGCGGGTTCGCCTTGTCGTCTGTGGTGGCACGCTGCAGCTCGGTGCAAGCCGTGTCGCCGGAACCGTCAGGGAACGCCCAGGTAACGTTGATGTTCCAGACCACATCATCGCTCGCCAGCAGGTTCTGTGGTATGCCAGGCTTGCCCGTCTTCCCGGTCAGATAGGTCGTTTCAGCGTAACCCCACGGCGAACTGGACTCCTGCGCGTTCAGCGCACGCACCCGAACATCGTAACTCCCGGTGTAGATCCCCTGCACCGTAAACCCCTGGGCGCTGGTCACAGGGACATTTATCCAGTCGCCGTTGTCCTTACGCCACTGCGCCTGGTACCGAATTGCACCTTCCACCCGATCCCATGACACATTCATGGTGGCGACCGTCAGTCCCTGCTCGATGTGATCTGTCTCGCTGATGACGATGTTTTTCGGCGCAGGAATAACGCTGATCGGCGTGACGGTCACCGGCGCCGGGGTAATGCGTACACCGTCGTCGATATAGCGGTATTTATCCGGGTCATGCTGAACCGCAGTGATGGTAAAGCCACCGTTGCTGTCATCGTTCGCCCGGATAGACGTAACGCGAAAATACTGAATTGCGAGGTTATCACTGTCGATAGCCCAGACGGCGCCCGGCTCCGGCGGCTGCCTGAAAGAGGTGGTGACCGTCACGGTCTGCTTATCATTACTGACGGATGCGATCGTGCGAGTCTGCGCCTTGCCGTCAGGAAGATTGACCACCAGGCGATCGCCGGCGGCGTAATCGACGGGGCGATCAAGCTCAACGCTACGGCCATTAACTGCCCGGATGCGCCCACCGTTCTGCTTGCCAGCGCGGAACGGGTCCGCAATACCGATAATTTCAGCAGGCAGCGGAATGTAACCGTCCAGCCCAACGCCAAAAGATACGGTACCGTCACGTGCATTGGACAACAGTGCCCAGCGCCCCCTGCGGTGCGCCTCACTCTGGGAGATGCAGCCGATAGCCGTCATCGTCATCTGGTTGACGTTGTAGCGTTTTACCAGGTCAGAGTCGTAGACACTCTCCACGGTATCGCTGTAGTGATTCTGCGGATCTGACCACGACACCAGCGCGGAAGAATAGCGGTTCTTATAACTGCCGCCGCCATAGGTAAATAACCCGTCGATGACGTTAGAAGCATGGTAGGTAAAATCAACATCATCCTGCGGCACGTCAGCACGCACATAGATCTGGTCGTTTCCCCAGAAGGTGATCCCCCGGAATATGGCCGCCAGATCGCTGAGTACGGTATAGGCATCCTGCTGGCTCTGGATATACACGTTGCAGGTAAAACGCGGTTCAGTACCACCCGTCCCATTCGACACCATATCGTCGCAATACTGCGCAATGGCATACAGCTCCCACTTATCGATCATGCCTGCATCAACGCGGGTACCCATGCCGTAAATCTCGTCCAGCACCAGGTCGTAAAATATCCATGCGGGGTTGTTGGTGTAGGCCATTTTAAAACCGCCCAACCACGTGCCGCTGTAGGTGCGTGACACCGGATCGTAGGAGTCCGGTACGCGCACCAGTTTGCCTTTTGGCCTGCAGGTTACCTTTGGCGCTCCGCTGGTAAACTGGCTGGCATCGACCTCAATGTACAGCAGTGAGGTGTTGGGATAGCGCAGCTTGCTGTCGATTACCTCAGCGAATGAAAAAACTTTGAAGGCATTTACCAGCTTAGCTGACGTAGAGTCACCGGTGATGCGGCGAACCCTCATCGCCCAGCCCGTGGTGGCAGCAGGCAGGTCTACACGGTGGTCACGCTGGTATTCAGTCGTTGTCTTTCCGTCGAATTTACCGTTAACAACTGTCTGCCAGGCTGCGCCATCGGTTGACAGGTCGATCGCATAATCCGTAACAGTCCCGACCATGTCACCGTTGTCTTTATAGGTATACTGCGCAGGCAGGCTTAATTTAATACGCACAGCATCCAGCGTCAGGTTAGTGAACTGACGCGTCCAGGGCGCGGTAGTGGTTACAGTTACATTTGCCGACAGTTCGTTGTCGACTTCCGGCAGCCCCTGAATGTAAGTCTGATCCTGAGTGCCTGGACGAAAATCCCACTTCACGCCAGTAAAGTTGTAGCTGCCGTCAGCGTTCGCCAGCGGGGTATCGTTCAGCAAGACGTTCTGTGCAGTCAGCTCACCCTGAATTTCTCCCTCAGCAACGGCCAGCAGCATTTTTAACTTTGCCACAGACAGCAGGTCGTCCGGATCCTCAACGGGGGTATGCTGCTTTCCGCCGCCGCCTTTATGTCCCTGAATAATGGTCTCACCGTTGAGAAATCGCATATTTCACCCATAAAAAAAGCCACCAGAAGGTGGCCTGTAGCTGACTGTAGTTTTTTTACTGCTGATCG